TTACTAACAAGTACTAACAAATCTTTTTAAAGATTTTTATTCCTTTAGTCAGGGATGAGGACTACGGATTATCGGTCGAAAGACGGAAATACGTGGATTCATATCAATCCAGATTCGACTTATAGGGATTATATCAATATTGATAAATTCAAATGGGCCAATTTACACCTTTCAGATTTTCTTACCTTAGCCGTTAAAAGTTCAGGGTTTAAGCTAATTTCTACGAATGGAAAATCTTACAATCTATTTCAAAATTACGATCCGCTTGATCATTATGCCGCTACGGCCATGAAAGAATGGAATTATGATGTTTATGATTCGCTACGAGGTTTTAATAAACTAGCGAGACCAGAGCGCATGTTTTATACATTGCTTAAGTATTGCAAACCAGTTAACACCAAAACTCGTGCCTTCAACAATCCTAAACAACGCGCAGCTTATAGGAATGCACTAGATGACGTTTATCGAATGTTTTCACGTGCGGGAAGTTTTAAACCGATGGCAGTCGAAGATATGCTCAAGGGTTTACCAACTGGCACATCAGCCGGATATGAGTACATGGGCAAAAAGAAAGAGGATGTCAAGAATGAAGCATTTCGTGTTGCGAAACAACGCCGACAATACCTTCGTTATGGTTACTGGGATCTTGTACCTTACAAGTTTGCTATGAGAGGACATTTGTCACCGATCAATGAGAACAAATCTCGTCCAGTTTGGGTCACACCTTACACAACCGTTTTATTAGAAAATTATATGTTTAGGCCAATATACGATTTCATTTTTCGTGATGAGCTTTTTCAAAATCTAATTTTAACTGGAAAGAAGACCATTTCTAGACTGCGAGAATATCTATCCAAAGATTCAGATTTATGGTATCTTAATACCGATTTCAGTTCTTGGGATTCGTTCAGATCAAAATTTTTGCTTCAAGACGTTCTTAAAACAATCAAAAGATTATATAAATTCGACGACGACGTTGATTCCGATCTATTTGACCGATTGTCAGACGATTATACTTCCGGAGCGATAGCTTTTCCTAATGGCATGATCTTGCAACGTGAAGCCGGAATACCAACTGGTACCTTGTTGACACTATTGATGAATTCGATGGCTAATTTCGTCATTTTTAGAACTATTTCTAATTTCTTGGATCTCTCCCCTCAAGACGAGAAAATCGTTGGAGATGATTACGCTTGTAAACTAGTCGACTCACCACAGTTGGATAAAATATCATTTTATGCTAAGAAGTTCTTCGATATGGAATTACACCCTCAGAAGTGTCTTGTGATACCTCCTAACACCGATATTGAACAAAGAAAATTCATTGGTTACTCTATGAAATTAAATCGACTCGATAAAGATGGAATGGATCTACTTAAACACGTGTTGTACCCAGAATCACACGTTAATAGTGCGAATGTTTCTTTTACTAGGATATTTAGTTATTATATATTAGGTGGAATTTCTTCTCCATTGTTCGTCAGTTTCTTTGAAAAATTTATTGGTGGATACGAAAATGTGTTAAGAAAAAAGAAAGATGGGGTCTTAAATCTAAAAATTATGCATCAAGGT